TTAAAAAGATAGAGGGATTACGTAGTTAGGTTGAACGATCCCCAGACCGTACCCGGTACCGTACCCATACGTTGCCGGGTTTTTTATTTTCTTGGCCCTGATGAAGTCCTCTCCGTAGTATTCCAGGATAGATTCTGTATCCTCTTCAAGCCCTTCTACATAATTTCCATAGACTTCATAGATCATCTGCTTTGAGGCATGGCCCATGAGCTTGATCAGCTGTAGCGCGCAAAATGCTTTGGCAGTAATTGTGAACGGTTTGGAAGTAAAGAGGTTTACTATATTGGGGGTGTAAAGGGTGGTTTTAATACCCATTTACACCCCCAGTTTTGTGTCAATTTTCAAAGATCAATTCACGGCTTTTTTTACCCTTACCAGCCCCGCCGATGGTGTAGTTAATATCCACCGTTTTCATTTTAAATTCTTTGAACACCCTACGCATTTCCGGATGATCATTTATGGTTAAGATTGCCCTGCCTTTCATGGTTCGCATGGCCTCAGCAATCTTGTTATACTCCTCGAGGAGGAACGGGACCCCGTAGCCTTCAGTTTCCCAGTATGGCGGATCCAGAAAGTGTAACGTGTAATCCCTGTCGTACTTTTTAATGCAGGTATTCCAATCCAACCGTTCAATGCACACCCTGGACAGTCTCAAATGTGCCTGGCTCAGATCCTCCTCCAGCCGCATGATATTAAAGCGAGGGGGAGAGCTGGGAGAGTAACCGAAGGTTTGACCGGTGACTTTTCCGCCAAAGGATAGCTTCTGTATATATAGATAGCGGGCGGCTCTCTGAATGTCGGTCAGAACTTCCGGAGGGGTTTCCTTGGCCCACTCAAAAAGCTGGCGGCTGGCCAGAGCAAACTTGAACTGCCGGAGGAATTCCTCCAGGTGGTTTTTGATTACCCGGTAAAGGTTGATTACCTCTCCATTTATATCGTTAAGGACTTCCACCTCTGCCGGTTGTCTGAGAAAGAACATGCTGCCACCGCCTGCGAATGCTTCAACATAACAGGAGTGTGGCCGTGACTCTATGATAGGGATTAATGTTTTAGCCAGACGGCGTTTGCCGCCTGGCCATGCCAGTATTGGGTAATGTCTCATTGTGTGAGCCTCCATTGCGGGTTTTGATGGTTTATGGTAGGCTCCCCATGCTCTGATCGGAGCGGGGCAGCCTTGGCTGGCTCACAGGGACGTACTGTGGGTCGGCGTCCGGGTCATGTTCGTAGCATGGCTCGGTCGCTGCCTCTTCTACTAAATCCTTCCTCGGTATATTTCCTTAAACAGTGGGTTAAAACGAAACATACGTGGATATACGAATGATTCGTCATTCGGAGTTATTTTATGGCCGTTGCCTTGAAATGCCCAGTAAGGCAGTTCCGCACAGGTCCACCGACTTTCATCATTTGCCAGGCTTTTAAGGCCTGTTGCAAAACCAAGCCAGGCCCTGAAGTCGTATCCTTTAGAGGTCTGCTGTGTATTCTCGCACCACCCTAAAAGCCGATCAGCGTCAAAGTGCTGATTGTAACGGTGGACACTGATTGTACGCCCCTGATAGTGGCCCAGAGTGCGGTCAACGATTCCCTTGCCTTCTGGACTCCATAGATCGCCAAGCCTGTTTTTAACGGTGCAGCAGTGGACTCCGTTATCAAGCCCGCGCCACATGATAGGCGGGTGCGTCGGGTTGTACCAGACGCCATCAACCACAATCACATCCATTGGCTGCAGGATTTTAGTAATCATGCCGCAAACCTTTCCGGCCAGCCGGTGGTGTAATCGTATGTGTCAGGGTCAGCAGCAGCCATCATCTGTGCCCTATGGGTTTCAGCAGCTATAAACAGTGCTGCGTCCAGCGCTTTATCTGCCTCTACGATATCAAACGCCAGCTGCAGGGTCATGGGGGCAAAGGTGCCGTCCATGGTTTTCCAGACGACCTGTTGACCGTTGATTGTGATTGCATCAGACATTACGGCCCCCGCCGCCAGCAGATCACGTGCGGAATCTTTCAGTCCGAGGTGCTGCAGGCGGGGATTTTGATCAGTATGGAACCATTTGCCAGAAACCTTTGAACCGCCTGACATGCGTGCAGAACGCTCAGTTTTAATCAGCTCCCACACGCTTGATTGACGGGCTGACAAAGTCGGCGGTGATGGGAATACGGCTACAGGATAACCGTTATCATCAGCCCGAATGATAGCCCCAGCAGATTGTGCAGCCAGCAGTTGTAGGTGTTGCTCTGTGGTGATTTCTACTGTATCAACCGGGATATTTGAGTCGTGGACTGCTTTGGAATAAAATCCCCTGGTAGTACCTGAATAAAATATTTTATCAGACATTAAAAGACTCCTTTATCGGCCTACAGCCAGCCAGTGGATATTAATGATGCCACCACTATTGTGGCGCACAACAAATTGAGAGAGATTTGCTATACCTGACGCTGTGAGCCAAACAGCTCCAGAGTTTTGTGTATAATCACTGCTGACGAGAGATCCCCAAAAGTTATTAGGAAATGTCAAGGGTAAGGTGACAGTGCTGTCAACTCCGGCAGAACATGCTGCCGTACCCCATTGCAGCATGAAACCACCAAACCATGTAGGCAGTTTAATATATCCATTTGTGCCGAATGAGTAGGCCCAACCTGCCTTAGTAGCCAGCGCACCCATTGCGGCATACAGCCGCCCGGAAGTAACAATTTTGGTTGTATCAGTGCCCGCCTGGACCTCGGCATCCGTTGCCACACCGCGCCCGGACACCATCATATAAGCAACGCCGGTATAAATCACCGTGACCATCTGCCCGGCCACAATAGCCCCGGCGGGCAGGTCGCTGCCGTCACTCTGTTTAATTGCCACAACCGCTAATCCGTTTACTGCCAGGGTTGATGCTGCAGTATTGGAGTTGGTGGCTTTAAAATGGATAGGCAGCCCCGCAACGTGATCGGTTAAAGCAGGTGTTAACGCTATAGCGTAAGCGTTGGCAGACCCAGTGTCCGGTGCGTAGTCCAGCGGAGCACTGCCGTCCTGGTCCAGGCCGTCGTGCCGATGGCTGAATATTTTATTAAGGAACGCCGCATTAACAATGGTGCCCAGGATACCCTGGAGCGGATTGCCGTCTGAAAACAATGTTTTTCCCATGTATCTGGTCTCCTATGGATAGATGAAGTACAGCAGTACATCTGCCGGTTTTAGATCATTAAAAAGTGCTTCAAGAGCCGCTCCGGCTGGTGACCAGCCCAGTGTTTCACCCGCTGCCGATTGGCCTGCCCTGAATGCGTAGGCCGGTTTATCCAGAATAGTGATCTGCCAGACCCACCAGATATCATCAGGGCCTATACGGTCACCTGCATAGTTCCAGCCTGCCATGAATGGTGTCAGATGTTCAATGGTGATCTGGTAGCCCATACTGGCGGCCAGGGCCACAAAGAACGGGGCCTTAATGTCGCCCAGTTCCCGCAGTTTACTGATGACCTTCTCACGGCGGCTCTGCAGTGGTTCACCATCAACCGGCAGTAAACCGCAGGTCTGTTCCCAATCCAGCAGCAGGTTATGTGAACCATCGGGGTAGATTTCCACCAGCAGCTGATCGGCTGAAGCCTGGGCAGCATCCAATATGGCTGCATCAGCCTCAAGGGCTTGCTCAAATTTGCCACCCAGGGGGATGGGAAAGAGCAGCTTTAATGTATCGGCATTACCCGACACTTATCACCCCCGGACGGATCAACTGATAGGCTGTTGGCAACACGTTAGCAGCCGGGACGGTTAAGACTGCATCATCAGCACCGTTGCTGGTTGCAATGCTGGTGATCTGGGTCCGGTATAAAGCCTGCCCAGGTATAAATGATTCCAGGTAGACGGTGATTTCAGAGGCGATCAGCAGTGTATTGGCTGCAGCTCCGGTAACGGTCATGGTGATATTCTGAGTAATGATCTCAGGGGCCAGCACCCGCAGGCTTTTAACATGGGTCGGCATAATGTCCATGATGTAGGCCCGGACGGTGTCCAGCAGTAGTTGGGTTGGGATTTCACTGCCGGTGGTGGCGGCATCGGCAATAATAACCAGATCAGTAGTACCTAAGCCCTGCCCCAAAGGGATGCACCACGCAGCAGCCACGCCTTGGACTTCCAGCGACCATTTCACGTAATCATACTTGTTGCCGCCTGCTGGCGGCCTGCGGATGTAATCCAGAAGTCGGGTCAGCAGATCTGCGTCAGATTCGCCCACTTTGCGTACCAGCCCCCTGATGTTGGCGTGATGCTCCAGGTTGGCGGTATCTGCCTGGTCAGGAAAGATCTGCCGGGCAATCCAGTTTTGGTACTGGTACAGCCCCCAAGTGGCGGAGGCATAGCCAGCAGCCTTCATGTAGGCCAGACTACCCTGGGAGACATCAACGCCAGGGAAGATGTTTTGAAAGTCGCGCAGGATGCCTGCCAGTATTTCGTCAAAGCTGGGGGTTGGGTATGACATCAGACCACCTCGCGGAAGGTTGTAAAACTGATGGTGCGGCCATCGGCCTGTTGCACCTGTACTGCTATTTTCAGGCGGTTAAGATCCTGGCTGCGATCACGTTCTGTTGCCACCTGAATACTGGTGGCCCTTTTGGTATCCAGCAGCCATTTCAGGGATTCTTCACAATCCTGTTGAATCAGGCGGGCGGTGTGGGGTGTGTTCTTTAACCGTTCACGCCGCGCAATGCCAAATTCAGGGCGATGGAACCAGGTGCCCTTAATAACATTCAGTGACAGATAGACATTGTTGATCAGGGTAGATACCTGATCAAAGGTCATCCCGGCCTGGCCGGTGCTATTGTCTATTACAATGGCGAAATCCATCATTTTACCTTTGTCACGGTAGTGCAGCAGTTGGCCGAGGTCAGGCTGGTATTTAAGCCTTGTGCCCCAGCAGAGGTGTAGCACTGGCTCTGATCAATCTGGGTTGTGGGAGGTGCGTCCAGGACGGCATGGCGATGGTCGTTAAACAGGTCCACTATGCGGGCATCAATGGCACCAGCCAGGTAGCCACCATGGTCATGACCGTTAAACAGCGCGATCAGGCGTTCATCAATAATGGAGCGTAGGCCGTCACGATCACCGCCCAGGTTGATTTGTGGGCTGTTCACCTGGCAGTGTTCAGATGCGTTAATGGTGGCCACCTTTGTTGTTGCGGTAACGCTATCTGCAGCGGTGATGGTGACAACAGGGCTGGTAATGGTGGCGCTGGTTGTGGCGGTTATTTCGGCAACCTTAGTGGTGGCACTGATCTTCTCGCCGCCGATGATTTCTATATGTCGGTTGCGCTTCAGGTGGATCTTGTCGCCTTCGTCGGTATAAAGGGCTACCTCACCGGCCTCCAGGCTGATCCGGTACCGGCGATCATCAGAGGCGATCATAACGATATGGTTACCGTCGCGGATAATGATTGCTTCTGCACCTTCCAAGGGACGGGAGGTGTATCCGTAGTGCTGCAGGTACTCGCGGTTATCAATATCCTGGCCGATCAGGCCGATGGCTGAAAACCGTTTAATGACCCCTTCAACAACACTTTTAATAATGGCCCTGATCATTATTTGGCCTCCATGATCAGACCAGGAGGTCCAAGCTTGACGGTGGTGGTTTTGCCCTTGTCACGGGACAGCTCCAGCGTGCGGCCATAGATCAGGTAGATGCCATCCAGACCAAGGATTTCATCCTTTACCCGGCACAGTTCGTTTATCTGCCAGTTACGGCCATTTTGGCGGTGCCCCGGCACGGTATAGGACAGGCGGTAGCCTTCGTGCCGTTGTTGTTCCAACAAAAACCGCGCCCGCAGGGCCGGGCTTTGGGCATCATTGTTATCCTTGGTGACAAAGGGCTTGCGGAAAGGGAAGCTGGTGTCTTCTGCAGTTTTACCGGATGAAATGTTAGCGGCAGCAATATCATTATGGCCCTGCTGCTGGCCAAGCACGGTCACTCTGCTGAAGCGCTTGGAGATATCGTCAATCTCTTCCGAACCAGTAGCGTTATTGTTATTGCCGTCACGGGACATGGTTATAGAAAATTGAGGCTCACCCTTGGCCCTGGGGCGGCCAAATACCATGGTACCATCCGGCATGGCCCAGAACATAAGCCCCCGGCTGGCAGCATAGATACGCAGCACTTCAAAAACGGTCATGCCTGGCTCTATGTGGGCCAGCCGCTGGGCTGTTTCCATAAACCCGGCCATGGGGTTATCAACGGTCTTTTTCTTACCCTTCAGCTTGCCCCTGATCTGGGCGGCCTCATCCTGATAAATGATTTTTGAACGATTGATAAAGGGAATGTCCTTTAACAGCAGCTGGGCCAGTTCAGGCAGCTTTTTACCCTGTACTGTGGGGAAGGTTTCGCAGTGGCTGTCAACCAGCAGGCCCATCAGATCACGGCCCTCAACCGTCAGTTTTAACCCTTGTTTGTCATAGCGGCGTGAACGCCGGTCGGAAATGCCGGTCAGCTCCAGCTGATCATTTACATACAGCTCGCAACGCTGGCCGGTTTTGATTGTGGTTTCAGGGTTGGCCAGCTCTAACGTAAAGGCATCATCGGCAGTATAGATATCGGCCTCTACCTTGTAGGACAGGAAATTTTCAATCCGCTTGCCGTCTATTTGCAGTACCAGGTTATCGGACATACACCAGTACCTCTCCGGTTGCGGCATTAGGGTTTACAACGGTGGGGTTGACTGACAGGATACGTTCTGCAGCGCCATAGGACAGGCCGTAACGCAGGCAGATCAGGTGCAACGGCATGGGGTTATCAAGTTCTACTGCCACCATGTTTTCACGGTCCAGTTTGATCCGGTTAACGTGGTTTAAAAGAGCCAGGGCCATGTCGCGCAGCGCGCTGATACTTCTGGCCAGATCAATGGCTTCCTGGAGCATATCGCGGGAGGTAACCAGCGATGCCTCCAGTTCATTTACGGTGGCCACGGCAGGGGGTTGGTCAGGGTTTAGCCAGTTGCCGTTACTATCAAACGCTGCTGCCCCTTCAGTGGCTGTCAGGGCTGCACGGGCTTGCTGATCAGCCTTGTAGGAGGCTGCCAGTTCAAGCACCAGTATCTGGGCCGAGGCGATCTTTAGATGCTTGACCATGATGGCACGGGCCTTTTTACTGCCCTTGCTGCTGCCGCCAAACACCTCAAAGCTCTTGATCAGTTTGTTCAGTTCAAAGCGCAGGTTACGGCTGAACCGGTCAGGAAAACCGATGATGCTGGTGTACAGCTTGGCCACCCGCTCTACCGCCTTGGTGATGGGGCCAAGGATACGACCCGGCAGGTTGGCGGCATAATTGATGGTGCTGATCAGCGAGTTGACCGGCTGCATGATCTCGTTCAGGGTGCCTTCGGCCTTGCCGATCATGGCATCCAGCCCTTTGGTCAGATCGCGCAGGTAAGCGGTACCGGCCTTAACCTGGTCAAGCAGGCTCATCTCTTCATCCAGCTCTGTTTCTGTATCAAGCCCTTCATCAGCCAGTTCCTGTGCCAGTTCTTCCTGCTGTTGGTCCTGGGCCTTTTGCACGGCTACTTCAATGGCGGTTAGGACCTCTTCATAGGCAACCTCATCAATAACGGTACGGAGGTTTTCAACAAAGGTCAGATCTATCTCGGCCAGCATCTGACGGTCATCATGTTTAACCGAGACTGATTCAACACAGCCCTTGATGGTGCCATACTTAGGATGCACCAGACTGAACAGGCTTTGATTGGCCAGCAGGTTCAGCAGCTCAATATGATCATTGTAGGTATAGTTGCCGCCACCGGAGCTGGTGCCGTCTGAAAAGATGATTTCAGCAGCGCCGTCATCCCAGAAGTAACAGCGGAATTTTACCAACCGGGCCTTTTGTCCCAGGTCTTCCAGCAGTGCGCCATCACGGTAGGGGAATTCATGCCGCACGATTGATTTTTCAAAGGTGTCATCAATGGATTCAATCTGCAACGGTATGCCGTTTATCTGTGCCGGGTAGAGATCTGGCATATTAGTACTCACTTCCCATGGCACTGTTTTCTATGGGGGTCATGAAGCTGCCACGGCGCATGCTGTTAACGCTGGTGTTTGTGTTCATGCTGTTGGTGCGGGCAAAGGCACGGCCCAACTCATCAAGGTTTATATCAATCTTAATGTCGTTAGTAACCTGGGGGGCTGCGGACTCTGTGGCAATAAAACGGCGGGTGAAGGCATCTTGACGTTGTGACCAGGAACGGCGGGCCAGCTCTGCATCAATGGTTTTAACCTGGAAGGTATTAGGACCGCCACCCATTACCATTTGCCGGGCACGGAGGTCTTGCAGCCCCTTGGTGCTCATGTTGGTGGCCTGGTATTCAGATAGCTTTTTACCGGCAAAGATAGAACCGCCGCCAACCAGGGCTGCAAGTAAGGCAGGCAGAGAGGAAACACCTGCAGCACCAGGCATGGCAGCCAGCCACCCACCCGCAGCGGGTGCAACATTAGCGGGAGTAGGCAAGCTGCTACCAATGGCATCGGCATTAACCACAAAGACAGGGGTAACACCGGCAGCATATTGTAATGCTTTGCCTTCAGCGACACCTGCTGCAGTGGATCCACCTTTTTTTAGCAGCTTATCGGCCATACCGCCAACAGCCTTGCCACCGTAGCGAGCGGTTAAAGCAGTGCCAGCAATAAGAGCGCCGCCGCCCAGAATCATTTTTTTGCCGTCCATGCCCAGGCCGCCATCTTTTTTATCGGCCATGATGAACTTCATGTATTTGGCAAGAGCCTTGTTAATAGGAGTGACAAAGCCATCTGCAGCTTCTCGCAGTTTGGCACCCATCCGGCCTGTCTGGTCAACCAGGTTGCGGGTAGCTTCATCAAAATCTTTACGCAGGGTGCCGCTGGCCTTGCTGATCTGGCTGGTAAACTCACCGGCCTTGGTCAGGTTATCGCCTTGCAGAAGAGTTTTGATGCCTTTAACGGTGTCCAGATCGGCTTTGCCGAAGGCTTTTTGAATAAAGACTGCACGCTGTTTATCGGTGGTCAGGGTGTCGTACTTTTTCTTAATATCACCCAGTACGGCAAAGACATCGCGACGGGCACCCTTTGCATCAAAAAACTTTACACCGGTACCCTTTTGGGCTTCGGCCATGTAGCGCAGATTAGTAAACACCCGCAGGGTTGAATCTGCTAGGGTGGCCAGCCGTTCTGGTTGACGTTCAACACGGGATAGCGCTTCAATGAAACCCAGGGTCTGGTCAAAGCCCATGTTGCCGGATTTGGCATTAACACCAACCCTTGCAAAGATGTCAGACAGGTTTTCAAGCTCGGCATTACCAAGGCGGCCAGCAACCGTCATCTTGTCCAGCAACTGCAGGGCCATGCCGGGCTTTGACAGATCAAATTGAAAGGCAGTGGAAGCAACTGACAAACCACCGGCCAGTGTATGTGCCTGCGCGCCAGTAACAGACATGGCCACGTTAATACCGTCCAACGTGGCGCGGGATTCCTTCATATTCAGGCCAGACTGCACCAGGACATTGAATCCATCCCGCAGGTTTTCAACCCCCTGACCGCTTTCACCGGCCATACTGAAAAGCTCTTTACGAAGCGTTTTAACCTTGTCTGTGCCTTCACCTGCCGTCTGGCCGATCTGGGTCAGAGATTTATCAAGCCGTGCAGAATCCATAACGATTTTGCCGACACCAACGCCGATGCCCAAGGTGGCCAGCCTACCTTGAAGCGAGGTGGCCATCCCCTTTAACGACTCAAACTCTTTCTTTGCACCGGTAACAAAGGTGTGAACATCGCGACGGCCCGAGTTCAGGCCGTTGCGTAGTTCACGGTTGTTTGCTACCAGTTCAAGTAAGAGTTTCATATTGCCATTCATGGCGTTTTCCTGACCTTGTACTTCTTGGTTTTAGTAGGCGGCTTAATCAGCTCTTCGTAAGCGTCCAGCAGTCCATCAGATGTGTCCAGGGGCATAGTTTTGATGCTCTGGTAATCAACCCCCAGTTTCAGCAGGGCCACCATCCGTTTGTGCAGCGGTTTCAATCGAGCTGCGAAAATCACGCCTCCGGTTTTCCAACTCATTTGATACAGATAAAAGTGTGCGACCATCAGGGCCAGACAGTTGCTGGATCATTTCCGGGGTGATGGTTTCAACGCCGGGTACAGCCAAACGGGCTGCCAGCATGCAGGCCTGATAGTATGATTCATCAGCCAGCCGGTCTGTTTGCACAGCAGGGTTATTCAGCAGATCCAACGTGTGCTGGAACTGCTCTGCCACCAGGGCAAACTCTTTATAGAGCTTGCCTTCATGCAGCAGACCTTCTGGGAATGTTTTAGTGATCGCGTCCACGGTTATTCCTCGCTGCGCTCATTGGCGATAAAATCAATGGTTTTCTTGGCGGCATCGGTGCCGTCATATTTGGTTCTGCCCACCTTGGCGGTGCATACGCCGCTGTAGGTAATGCGGGTGCCATTGCCGCGATCAATTACCAGGGTTGCGTCTGACACATCTTTGAAATTAAATTCTTCCTTATCTTTGGGGATGATGTAGTCAACCGATACCGTAGGGCGCTCGGTTACTTCACACGATCCGGTTTTATTCATCAGGTTGACGGCTTTGCGATGTTCCAGCTCGCCTTCTTCAACTGAATCAAAGTCATCTATAACCTGGCCGTTTACTTCCAGGGTAACGCGGGACACATATTCATCAGACATGGGTTAAACCCTCCTTAAAAGATGGTTAAAGCAGCAGATCAATCCGACCGGCAAAGACATGCAGACCGTTGACCACATCTACCGGTATGGCAGCATCCAGCCGGTTAGGATCTTGACCACTACGCTGGACCAGTACGCCGGGCTTGTTGGCGTCTACCTCTTCGACGATCTCCAGGGCTTCCAGTTTTTTCAACACGTCCAGGATTTCTGTGCGGACTTTGGGCGGGGTTTTGCTGGACAGCTTTTCCCTGGGGAACCGCAGGCTGATCCGCTCACGCAATGCCTTACGGACATAGGCCAGAGTGCGAATAGTGGTAATATCCAGCAGAGCAATATCTTCAATGCCCTGGGGGTCTTTAGTGTAGGTGGACACCGCACGCACGATCTGGACCCGTTCACCAGGGCCAACCTCAAGCGGGGTTGTGCCATTGTGCAGCAGGTTTTCCTGCTCTGTACGGGAAAGACGCTCTTTGATTGGCGGTGCGGCAATGCCTTTAAGTGGCAGCGTATTAAGTGGGCGGGCCGGATCTTCTTCAAAGGCCAGCACAGCAGCCATGGCTGCAGCCATTTCAAATGAAGCAGATCTGGTGCCGCGCAGGTAAACACCAAGCACGCGGCCTGCGTTAATCTGGCCTGCCAGGGTGGTTGCTGATGCCAGGGCAGTATCAATGGCGTAGATACCTATTGCGTCACGTTGTTCCATTGGGCCAGAGACAGCGTCCAGGTGATCCCGCAGGGTGGTCAGGCTGGTCTGGGTGTTATAGGGGGTTGCCACAATATGGTATTGCTCACCATAAACCTTGGCCAGCGCCGTAGAGATATCAGGATCAACCGTGCCACCAGACAGGGACACAACCGTTGCTGTGGCGCTGGCGGCGCTGCAGGTGGCCTCCAGATCAATCTGGTTGGCTATGGTGCCCTTGTTTTTGGCGGTAAGGGTTACCACGGTACCAACCACAGCAGCGGTTACTGGCAGTTCCGGGTATTTATCCAGCTCTGCCTTAAGGCTTGCGGCAATATCTGCAGCTGCTGCCGCAGAAGCAATGCCGATTTCCACCCGCTTGTTGCCGATGTACACCACCAGGCTGCCGGATGAGGTGGCGGCGTTGGCAATAGTAATGGTTCCGCTGGCCGCTACCGAGGTATCCGCATCAGCCATGGCAATAACGGTTAGATCCAGATAGGGGTTGGCGGTAATGGCAGCCTTGGCCATTAAGTGAGCAAGAGAGCCGTAGCCGAACAAGGTGGCGGCCTCGGCATCACTAAACACAAGAGTAGGCTCCAGAGCTGAACCGGTACCGCTGGCCAGTTTCTGAGCGACTATCAACATGCGCTGCGCGTTGGCTGGCAGGGTGCGTACGGCCAGGCGGGTGTTAAATTCAAAATATTTACCCGGCTTACGGATACTGGCCGGGATAGCGTCAAACTGGATAGCATCCATCGCTTAGGCTCCTTTTTCCTTTTTATCGACGTCAGCAGGTACCAGCGAGCCATCGTCAATCATGCGGCGATAATAGGCGGTGTCAGGTACATCCACTGCCTTGCTGTCGGTAATGTATTCACGGGGCTTGCCTTCCATTGGACACTGCAGGCCCTGGGTAGCTTTTACTTTCATGGGGTTCCTCCCTGGAGGGTAATTTGATCTTCCGCGTCAACCTGGTCATCACCAGGCTTTAAGTAGTACTTCAGGCCGATGCTTAACAGATCCGGCGCGGTGGCAGCTTCAGGGTCAACACGTTCAACCAGGAATGAGGTGCCAAACTGCAGGGTGTAGACAATCTCACCGGCCTTTTCGTCTTCTGCATCGGTTACATCTTTCCAGCGCTCCGGGTTCAACTCCCTGATTTTAAGCCCCAGATCCTTGCCGCCCAGCAGACTGACCATACCCTGCACAATGGGGTTGATTCCTTTGCGGCGGTCCTCTTCGCTGCGGATGTTTTTAAAAGCCACCAGCAGCACCACTGATACAGATTGCCGCCAGCCCCGGCCTTCCGGTTTAAAGCTGCCTTCAAAGATGGCCACGCTTACTGTGGGGGCCGCATACAGGCCAGCCTGGCCTTTTTGTACGGCTCCGGCCCGGATAGAATCAAAGGAGGCCTTAATCAGATCAAGCACGGCTGTTTCAATGGCGGTTATCATTAGAAGCCCACCAGATTATTGCGGTTAAACATGCGGTCTGCAGAGGTGATAGTAGGACGGCCCTGGATAGCAGCCACCGGTTCTGTGGTTGGACCGCCCAGCAGTACCTTGCCGTCTGCAATCCGCTCCAGCAGCTTGATAGCGGCATCACGTTGTTTCTGGCGGGTGTCCGGGATATTTTCAACCACCCTCGCATAGAGATTGTAGATAGCCAGGTCACAGGACAGCTTGACGATGATAGGCAGAACCGGATCAAGGGGCACGGTGTAGCGGGTGGCACAGTAGCCATCCACCTCGGCGTCTGCACCTTCAATGGCTTCATCCACCCGGCTGGTATTAACCAGGCTGGCACCTTCGTCATCAGTCAACTGGATGACTGTTGCTTCAGGGATCTTTTTCAGAATGTCATCAAGGGTACAGTAGGCCATGGTTTACGTTGGCCGGGGGATCGCTCCCCCGGCCAGCTCCTTTTATTCAGCGGTCAGTTCTGCCCGGCGTTTTGTGATCGCATCGTTTACGCCTTTGCGTTCTTCGCCTTCGGCCAGCTTGTCCAGCTCTTCATTGGTGGCAGCCGCTTGTACCAAGGCAATCGTCTGAGTGGCGTTCAGAGGTTTCTGCTGACCATCCTCAACAACCTCCACCAGCAACATTGGTTCATCCTGCAGCTGCTGCAGCTGTTCATCAGTAAACGTTCCATTGGGGTATTCTGCTGGCCCGGACGGATGGGCTACCCCGCACCTACGAAAGCCGTCCTGTTTAGAGGTAATGATGACCATGATTGGCTACTCCTTATAACAGCCAGGGGCAGATCAATAGATCAACCGCCTTATAATTGGTGTTGCTATCACCACCATTAATCAGCTGGGCCTCTATTAACTTTTTACCGGCTGCCTGGTTAGAACTTCCCACTACCAACAGGGTAGGCTTGATAGCCAGCGGTTGATCAGACTTATCTTTAGTGATTGCCCCCATTGCCGCGCAGGCCGCTTCAAAGTTGGTATCATCCAGAGTGCCCTTTGACCCGTAGGCCATCTGCCAGAAACCAAAACCGGCGTTGTCTCGGCAGTCAATGCCATAGATATACTCATCGCGCAGGAATACGTTCTGGTCGGTCTCGCTCTGCAAAGCTGTGAACTTGGCTTTTTTACGCTGCTGATAAATAAGCGGTTTTAGAGGGCGAGAAGTATCCAACACAAACCAGGGATTACCGGCACCGGTTTGCATGTTACTGACACTAGTAGTACTGCCGTCTGCATTAAGTACCGGGTGATCGGTATCAAAAAAGTATTGGCCGTCATAGCACTTGGTTGAAAAACCGAGGGCCAACAGTGCGAATATCAATTCGTCTGGATGTTTCGCGGCGCTGTCGCCCATCAGCTCAAATAGGGTTGAATAGATACCATATTGATCATCTTCGACTTTGGTGCGATCAACACCCTGAGTCAGTTCAAATTTACGGTTTTTGATGGAGTAGCCATGATCCTTCAGGCTATTAATCAACCGGTCGCCAATCCACTCGCGCATGGATGGGATATCGCCCAGCCAACCGTAATCTTCCTGGCTGGTGCTGGACGGTACCAGGGTGGCTACCTTATTCCACATGGGGCCGGTGCCGCTGAAACCCTTTTGATAGCTTGCATTAAACGCCCGATAAAGGGCTTGTAAAGAACCTGACGTAATATCCATGGTGTGTGTCTCCTTATCTCAGGTCTACCCAGACACCCTGGGCATCCACGTCGAAAATTTTACCAGCTACGGAACGGGTGCTGGAACCGTTGGTCTTTGCTACGGTCTGGTCATCAACGATGTAGCAGTTGTTACCGATGTCAGCAGCCGTGATCAGATCAGTTGATGCCGAGTTGCCAAAAGGGAAAATGCCCTTTTCAATCTCAACCCGCAGATCACCTGCTGCACCAGCGCTGTTGTCTACAGTTTCACGACAACGCCCCATACCCAGTAAGGTTGTGGCAGTTGCACCAGGGGTGGCATTGCCGCTGGCATCACGTGCGGTTAAGGCACCGGCCCAAAACTTTTTGGCCGCTGCGGCGGGCAGGGAAAGCAGATCTCCAGATCTGCGGGCCGTTTCACGGCCAGTGGTAAGTGCTGCCATACATCCTCCTTACAGGCCGTTGGCCTTACGGTAATCTTCGACGCTGATACCCATCGCGTCACACACTTCCATCTCTTCAGCATTCAACGCAGTGTCAGTTTCACCAGGCTTTTTATTGTTCAGGTCACTATCAGCTGCAACCGTGGGGGCTGCCTGGCAGAACGTCTTAAAGCGATCCAACCCGCCTTCCATACGGCACTGGGCGACGTGATAGTCCTTAGTGGCAGGGGTAATTTTGCCAGCCTTTAATGCTGTGTCGATTTCGGCATTGATGGCGGTTTCCAGGGTAGCTTTTGCTTGGTCGGCCAGCTTCTGTTCGGCATTTGTTGCCTTAGCCAGTACGACGTCGTAGTCCGCCTTGGGCACAAACTTATCCAGGGGCGGCTGGCTGGCATGGTTAAGGGCGGTGGCAAGGTCACCCTGCATCTTGGTGACGTGGTTAATGGCCTGTTCTGCGGTAGCGGTGGCGGCAAGGCCCAACGCTGCCAGCAGTGCTGCGAATTGCGTTTGATTCATAGACAGTTCCTCCATGTGTTGTTCGCGGTTCAGGGCGGGTAGGTACAGATTTGGTCTATTGGTAAGGCCGACCGAGGTCAGCTTGACGATCTGGCTGGTGGCGGTGTCATATATAAATACGGGGCTGATGTAGCGGTATGCCTTTGAGACTACAGCTTCCCGGCCTTTGTCGGTCCATTCAATGCGGCCCCAGACAGAACCATCATCACGGACCTGCAGCTCTTTAAACCAACCTGCTGCCGGGGCCTCTTCGCCTTTGGGGGCCTTCAGTTCGGTTGCATGTTCCCAATCCAGCGGCATGTCTTTGGCACCAGCAACAAACTCAGCCACAACACCTTCAGGGGCACTGTTGATCCAGGAGCGGCCATCACGGCCAACAAGCGCAGATCCGCTAGGCAGAAGCTGAATCCATTCCAGCGCGGCAGAAACATCCTGCGGAAGCTCAAAGTTAAGTGCCGCCTGGTGGGCGGTTTGTTGTTTGTTCAGAGCCATTGCCCCTCCTGTTTATGTACGGTGCAAACGCACCGTACACCCAGGGGGCATGCCAAACTAAATAAAGGGGTTTAGAAAAACAGGGGGGGGAGTGAAGAGTGAAGAGTGAAAGTTAAAGCGTAGGGGGGGACGGATGGGAGAAGAGATATTTTATTTCCCTCTTCACAACTTCACCCTTCTGACTTGCTTTGTAACCGCGTTTAAACCGTCTTTAAATTTTGATGTGTGCCAGTTTTAAGGTCAGGTGCCGGTGTCTGTTCATCTGGAACCATAAAAACGGCTCACAGGGGCTGTGGTTGGTTTTAATCTTCCAGGTGTTTCTTCATCCGCTTGATGATCTTTGCCAGGTCATCATCCAGTAGCAGCATACAGGGTCTGGCTGGCATGTCTACACTGTATGGTTTGCCGGACACCTTCATGCCGTAATGGGCCTTACCTGCCTTGGCAAAACGATCACCGGTACCAGGACGGCTAAAAGTCATCTTGCCCCGGCGGACCTGTTTAAAGTTCATGACCCGGTCACGGCCTTTAAAGCGGATCTTACCGCCAAAGTGGTGGATAGCGGCATAGTCCAGGTTAGTGCCTACCCTTGCGCTACTGGCGTCGTAATCCCTGGTGATTGATTTCATCAGGCGGCGGGTGTGCTGCAGGGTTTTACCGCCCTGCTTTGCTGCCCGGCGTGATTTCTTCCAGGGGCTTGGGCGGCCTTCCCGGTCAAAGTTTTCCATTACGCCGTCGTACATATCCCCGTTCACCTCACGCATGACGGGACGCATGTTCTCTCCCTTGGCTATCAGTCGGGCCAGGGTGGCATCGGCGTTGCGGTCATCCACTTTTAAACTGATCAGGTCGGACATATTGACTTTCTTATCTGCCGGGGGTACTGTTTATTCATAAGTAGTCTGTGGGAGAGGCAACCTTATCTGGAGCCGTTAACGAACCGATTTACTCGGCAGGATGTCCCACAGACTATTTTTTTGCATAGAGCAATGATCCTGCCCTCTGTCTATCCAGATTACCCATATTCACAGGTTTAAATGCAGTTGTTCCCTGCCATTGCCCGTCGATTAAATCAAAGACTGCAAACCCGCCAACCTTTCCTCTTTCTCCTTGGTATACACCGATATAGCGCTTGCACAGCCGCTGCCTTCCGTCCTTTTCAACCGGTGTCAGCCAGATCTCTGTAGGGTCTTTAATGGTGTCGGCCAGCACCTTCAGGTAGATCTCTCGGTCAGCTTTAAACACCTTCAATACATTTGCCTGTCTGTCCATAAACAGGTCTTCAGAGATAACTACAGCATCATTGATGACATCCCTGTAGACGGTTGGCTTGCCGATCTGCGCGCCGAATTCGCCAAGAAATTTGTTCACATATTCTTTTTCGCTCCAGCCGCTTTGCTGGTGCGACGGCAAAAGCAGATCTTTGACAAGCGGCTTGACCGGCAGATCTTCTAAGGTGCGCTTGTTATGAAAGGCACCGCCTATTGTCTTGATGCCGCCTGTTGTTTCCGGGTTGTACGGCGCAGGGGTGAATGGCTTTGTCCATGTCTGGCCTGGGTTGTAGTTCCAACCTACATCAGGGGCCATGGCCAGCTTATTGCCCAGGCGGTCAGTAGTTTTAATCACCGTAACCGGTTCTACCACACCGGTCTTTTTACTGACCAGGCGTTCTTCATCCCGTAGCGTGGCGGTGGGGGGCTGGCCTGTGGTGGATCTTAGTGCCACCTCACCGGCTTTTAGTTTGGCCTGGTAGCCATCACCATCCAGGGCACGGACTGAACAGCGGCAGCGGAAGCCGTTGGGCGGGTGATGGGTTTGCCAGAAGGGATCATCAAAGCGGAATACCAGACCGTTAAGGGCGTTGTGTGCCGGGCGGGTGCGCTTATCACCTACTGCCGAGTACATCCAGTACGGTCGATCTGCAGCGTTTTCAAGGTTCTGTTTATAGTTGCCAGCCTCAAAAGAGGTCTGCATGTTGGTTTCAAAGATAGTCTTAAGCCGCCAGGGGGATCCCAACTGGACCGACTCGGCACCGCCCTGGCCATCACCTACCAGCTGCCTGCCCCACCAGCCTTTGGCTTCAAGCTTTGGCTGCAATGCGGCTTTGAAGTCACGGAAGGTTGTGCCGTCTTCCATGCTCTTTACCAGTTCACCGTGGATATCCTGTAGCACATCCAGCCGCATGGCCTTGGCCACGGTAAAGGCCTTGGTGTGGGCAGCCTGCCAGACATCCTGCCAATCCCAGCTAAAGGTATAGCCCTTGGCCTTTAAGTAGCTTATAGCCTCTGCAGGTGGTAGACCAAAGACATGGGCCAGATCAGGCTTGGTCATGGAGCCTGCCCCAGACTTCAGCCACAAAGATAAGCCTGGTCAGTTGCTGCTGGATGGCATCGGTATCCATCTGCGGGTACGCTTCAATCAGCGATGTTAACGCCTCTTCATAGCTATCACCGTTTTGAATGCCAGTTAAAACCGGCTTTAAAACCGCTTCCATATCTGCCTTCATGGCATCAGGAGTAAGGGCTGCCAGGACGGCGTCCAGATCCTGCACTGGCACCGTGCCTGCCTGCTCACGGTTTAAAGCCGTATTCTTAGCTGGCGATGATGTGGCGGGCTGCTGTCCTTGTGGCTGCAGGCATTCGGCATCTTTGGCCGGATCACTAAAGCCCAGCCTATCACGCACCTCGCTTGCTTCTACCCGCAAGCCCAGCGGCACCAGCTTTGCCAGTGCTTCTGACAAAACAGTAATATCTGCTGATTCAGGTTCACGCAAAAACAGTTGCGGATAGTTTTCCCGTGGCCCCCAGTTAAGGTTTATGTAGGGGACAATAAGATCGCGCAGCAGGGTTTCTGCCAGCTGCTCTGCATCGGCGTCCCGCAGATCCTCGCGCACCTCGTTGTGTACGGTGGCCTGGCTCTGGCTGCTGCCGTCATCTGCAGTCATGGTCTGGCCAAGGATGGCCTTGGACATCTGCTTGTCAAAGAAGTCGGCTACCCGTTCAAACAGAGATTCGCCGCCCTGGCTCTTCACGCCATCCACAAACTCTATCAGCATGCCATCAGGTATTACGGCGGCGGCATCGCTGCCCAGGTTTGCCACGGCGCTTTTCAGGATGTTGATGTTGTCTTCTGTTTCACCGGGCCGGTACTTGCCCACGCGCAGCGGCATGCCGAAGACTTCACAAAAGGCCATCCAGTCTTTAACCGTGAAGTTTTTAAAGCAGTAGGTCCAGGCAGCCAGGCGGGCCAGACCGTTACGAAGGGGGATGCCCATCTTCAGGCGTGGTTCGTGGACTATGAATTTGTAGGGGGCCAGCGGGATCCCGTTGACCATGTCCGCTTCATCTTTAAGCCGCAGCTGGGTCAGGGTCTCGCGGTCATACTGGAAAAAGCGGGGATCGCGCCAGGTGTAGGTTGGCCGCCAGGGGATCCGCGATTTATCCCAGATCATCTCCACCACGCTGTAGCCTTTACCCAGGCCGTCAAGGCACCCTTCAATCATGGCCTTGGTGCCGGGGCGCTTGAACAGTTCACGGGTTTCATCAGCCATTTTAACGTCGTCTGCGCTGTCACTGGCAGCTTCTACCACAATGGGCAGCCGGGCCACAGCACGCTTGCGGGTACCCAGTACGCTGGCATAGTGCAGGTCTTTTTCTTCCATCTCTTCTGCCAGCGTCAGCTGGGCGTCTGCATCGCCTTCAGCTGCAGCTTTCAACAGCGCAGCCAGCCGCTGAGGAGTCAGGCCTCCGGTAATGTAGGAGTAGTTCCAGAGACTGCGCACGCCGGACAGGGAGGGAGCTGCCAGCGGCTTATCAAGGATCTGCTTTTGTATCGGTTGCCCGTAGGCATCAAGGATTGCAGCCATTACCAGGCTCCTTTATGTCGGCCTATGCCGTGGGTTGTGTTGATCGAGCGGGCCAGATCAGCGATGTCTGCTTTCTTGATGCCGTGATAGGCGTGTTCAACGGCACCATCAAAACGGGTGGCAGCCACGGCCATTGCGCCACCAATAGCTGCATCGCCGTGGCGCTTGTTGCCGTCTTTGCCGGTGGTTTTGTCTGACGGCAGCTTTGCCACACCCCTTATCATCTTAAGTGCCCGGTAGTCTGTCAGGTGGTCAGCATCTTTTGGGACTTCCCAGGTGCCGTCTTCAAAGAAGCTTTTAAACCGTGGCATTTCATCGCGGTACCAGGCTTCAGAAAGCATAACCTGTGAAATGTGGGTTTCGCCATAGCGCTGCATGGCAACTTCAGCCAGGTACTGGCCGTTACCACGGGCATCAAAGCAGGCATGGGAAAAGCGTGGCAGGCGATCAAGAATATAGAAGCAGATATGCTCCTGTTCCTTGAAGGGGATGTTCTTAAGTTCCACCACAAACGGGGTGCGATAGCGCAGGTTTTGAAGCTCTGCCAATGGGAAGAGGATAGTTAAGTCACCAGTACGGGCGAAGTCTTCACCGAAGTAGTGGCAGCGCTTGGGGTCCAGCTTCTCCAGGAGAGGCTTAAGGTTTTCATTGCACCAATCGCGGGCCTCGGCCTGGCGGATATGATCTGGCAGGGTTGCAAATTCATTGGTCTGCTGCCAACGCAGTACCGGAATATCGTCACGCATGCAGCGTTCAATAATGATGCGTGGCAGGTAGGTGCCTTTGCCCTGGGACGGAATACAGAACAGCTCTTCATCAGCGTGCTCTTTGTAAAACGCCACCAGATCAGCACGCCACTGGTCTTCATTTTCCTGCGTCCATTCACGGCCTAGCTTCAGACAGATCCGTTGGTACAGCCCTTCAGACAGGGCGTCATCCAGGGTAATCCGGTGGAGGCTGTAGGGCACCTTACCGGCCCGGATATCGTCAATCAGTTCGTTAAAGGGGTTGGCGTCACCATCATGGGTGGAGATAATGCGGACCTGCCCGCCCCACATAAGCAGCGCCATGGCGGCCTTGATCAGGCCATCAAGATCATCGTGGAACGCGGCCTCATCAATAACTACCCGGCCTTGCTTACCCCGTAGGTTGTTTGGACGGGATGATAGGGCGGTAATGCGGTGGCCCGAAGGGAAGTTGATCCGCAGGGAAAGGATCTCTTTGTCTTCATCCATCAAGACAAATTCTTCAACCTCTGACGCGGCCTTGTTGTATTCCCTGGCCCAATCACCGCAATCATTAATAAACTCGCGGGCCATGTCCAGGTTGTAGCCGATGTACCAGACATCATCACCAGAGATAGAGGCGGCGTACAGGGTATCGTCAGCAGCTTCTGCCCACGAAATACCGACCCGGCGTGATTTTTCGCAAATCTTTACCGGAGAGGTGTCACCTACCCAACGCTGCTGATACGGCAACAAAACAAATGGCACTGCCACCTGGTTATCTGCCGCTGCAACGGGCGGTATGTTACGGACAGGGGTTTCCATCAGGTGGTAATACCCAGGATCTTGCGCCGGATCTGGTCAGCAGCATCGTCTGACAGCCCACCCTTTTTAACTTCCACAACAGCGGTATCAGCGGCATCAATAAGCGCCTGCTTTCTGATCTCTGATTCACGCTTGACGTTGATGGTGGCGCTTTGTTCCAGGCGCTGCATGGTAAGCGCCAGGTTCTTCAGCTGCCCGATGGTGGCGCTCATAGCTTCCGGGTCTTCCACATCCGCCTCTTGCATCTTTAATGACAGTTCAAAGGCCATTGAACGGAGCATTTCATTGATCAACAGTCCGGTCTGTCCCTGGGGGGCAGCTCCTACCTGGCTGATAAACATCTGGGCCACTTCCCGGCTTTGACGTAGTCTGGCGCCAACCTCTTCCATCCTTACGGCATAGCGGTTAACGGCGCTTTTACTAACCCGTTCCGGGTGGCCTTCAGCCTCCAGCACCTGGTTAATTTTGGCCGTAGCCTCCAGCTGGGTGCAACGGGGATCCTGGAGCAGCTGCTGCAGCTGACGCAGGATATCTTCCGGTAATTTATCAATGGTTGAAGGGGTTGGCATTAGCGTTCCAGGCCGGGCATACCGGCTGCACGTCCGGGGCTGGGGCGCTGTACGCCGGGGTTGGTGGTTACGCCTGTGGCTACATCAAGGCCTGATTCTGTGAGTGCTACCCGTTGTGCGCCGGATTCGCCCAGGGCGGTTAACGACACCAGGTTCTGATCAGCCAGCCAGGTCAACTCTGTGCGAACACGGTCACGGCTTACGGCCTGACCCCATTCTGCCAGCACCATTTTTAATACGCTGTCATTGCTGGCATAGCCGGTTGTATTGGCCAGCTCTCGCAGGATGATCAAGCGGATGTTTGCGGTTACGGCGTCTGCGTATCCCATACTATTTACCTCCGTTTAACAGGTGCTGATTGACTATATCCATTGAGTTACGCAGCCCTCTGATTTCACCCACCAGGGTGCCGATATCACCGTGCAACCGGCGCAGGGTCTGGAAAACTTCCTTGTCGTTATCTTCCATCCGCTGGTGCTGACCGCAGACGGTTTTACGCTCTATATCTATACGGAGCGCTGCAGCGGTTTCAGACAGGGCCTGTTTCTGGTCTGCAGCTACAGCGGTTACGGCCTTTTCTGCGCCGGATGCTGTTTTCTCGGCGGCCTCAAGTCGGCTTTGAAAGCCTTTAACTTCCCTTGAAATCAAGACCTTGATTATCCCGACCAGGAACCCATTCCAGACCAGAAACAAACCGACAGCCCAAATAAACTGCGCCCAGGTAATCGTCACAACGCCCTCCAGTTTTCATGTAATGTTTGGCAATCTATGCAGCGACGGCAGCCAGGCATGGCCTTGCGACGTGCTTCAGGTATTGGTTCTCCACAGTCTTCACATTCAGCCAGGCTCTCTCCCCTGGGCATGCTGCGTTGCTGTGCTGCCAGAGCATCATCCAGATACTGTTCACAGCATTCCTGGACGCGGTCCATGTCATCCATCAGGACAGCCCCTTCAACCGCTTGATGTAATAGGTGTATTCATCTGATGCCAAACCATCTGCAATAACGGTTACCCGCCTACGTTCTACATCCTGGCCTGTGGTTACCCGGTTAAGGGCGGCCGGAATTACCAGGTTAAATGATGGTTCAGTGGGGATATATTCAGTATCCGCCATTATTTCTGTGGTCTGTGATCCGTTAATGGCATCAATACGCCAGGTGATTTTGCTGGGCAGATCTGCGGTGCCATCTTCGTTGGTGACATCAACGGCCAACGTGTGACGGCTTAATTCTTTAATTGGTTCCATGAATGCCTACCCGTGGCGATCTGCCCAGTAATGATATGGCGGCAGATCTACCGGTAATTGCCAGCACAGGAGAGCTGGCGGTGATGGTGATGATCAGGGCATGATCAGGGGCTGGTTCCAGCAGCACAACCCTGGTGTCGATCCCCACCAGCAGGTTGTTTGCTATGGCCGCTGCCAGATCTGCGATATTGGCACCGCTGGTGACCACCATTGACCGGGTATCAGTATCAGCAGTTGCCCAGGTGCTGATCAGGCTGGCCAGATCAGTGACCGTGACCGCGTTGGTGCTGATGGTGGCTCGCAGGTCTGTGATGCTGGTACCGACACCACTGCTGGCGATGCTGGCCAGTGTGTCAAACAGCAGCTGGGCGGTGGTTGCTATACTGGCCCGGCTGTCAAAACTGGCGGAGCCGGTTGTAGAAACAACCGCCGCAGTATCAACACCCACCAGTGCCATGGTTGTTATGGTGGCCCGGCAATCAGCAGACCAGGCTGCAGCGGTGTTGATCCGGGCCAGCAGGTCTGCAACCATGGTTGCTGTGGTGGCAATAACGGCGCGGGTGTCAGCTGTTACAGCTGATTGGGTGGCTATCAGCGCCCGCAGATCTGCGGTGCTGATGCCGGGTGTACCGGTGGCACCATCCCCATACAACCAGTAATATGGCAGTGGGCCACGAATCACATCGGCTCCACAGCCAGGGCAACGGTGCCGCTAGTTGGTGCCACGCGGACAATGGGGTAGACAAACGTAGCCGGTCCAATATCCACGATCTCGGTTGTTGATACAAACCCAGTCACCACGGTTGATTTGTAATAACTGTCACCAGTCAGGACATAATCACGGGTTTTGCCGATATACCCAGGCCAATCAGCACCATCTGGAATGCCATCGTACAGGGCAAAAAACACAGTGGCTGACTGCCCAGCCACGCTAAATGATGCGTTTAGGGCAACGTGCATGGAGTTTCCAACTGCAATGGCAGACTCGTTATAGGTACTGTCCAGATACACCCCGGAGTCTGCTGCGCTAATACCGCTACGTTGTGGCAATGTGGCAGCCATGGGTTTTTTGCTGGTGACTGCACTGTAAAACGCTTTGGCAGCGTTGCCGCCCACCTCAGCGCTGTCAATACCTGCGGTATATGAGCTGGCACTGGATTCCAGCGATTGTCTTACTTCAGATCCTGCGGACATAAATCACCTCTGAGCGTTGAATTTACGGCGGTTGATGGGTTTAGGGGCAAACGGGTTGACCAGATCAATCCCCAGGGCCATGCCTACCAGGTAGCCGGGCTCCTCCACCATCGCACCGGCTACAGTGCGGTAGGCTCTGACTGCAGATAGCGGTAGACATTGATGTTTATCAGGTGCGCATTTTACACCGCTGATCTGTATATATGCACCACCACTGCATTGTGATGTACCGACCAGCCCTATAAAATATTTGTTGCCACCACGCAATTTAACAGGCTGGTCCAGGTACAAAACTCTATCCGCCCAACTGCCGTTTATTTCATTAGTTGAGGCGGACCCCAAGGTTACCGTTTTTTGAGCTATAATATTATTATTTTCAAAAACCGCTAACGTAGTGGGGATGGTCAGTGTACCCATAGTTCGGCAGGGAAAATGGACCGAGCTGAGCCACGTGTCTGTAGCATCAGCTGGCATAACAATTACATTACCGAACCACTGATTAGGTATGATGATGTTGCTGCCACCGGCTCCAAAACCCCACAATGGGCAACCAAACCAACTACCATCAGCATATTGCACAAACAGCTGGCTTGTGCCGTGGTATGAACTCCCCCATGTATTGCCGCTGTCTGTTGATGACATTTTAAAATTATCACATCGGCCAGAGGCGCGATTGTACGTAAATGTCGGCAGGACCCCTTGTGATATTCTGCGCACATCTACATAATCAGTGGTTGAGTTACCTCGGATAACCAAATAATACTGAGTGTTTGCTGCCAATGATATTGCGGGGGTGAATATTACGGTATTTTGCCCATGTACAGGGGTTATCAGGTATGCAGAGCCTAAAATCCCGGTAGCAATATCAGGATTATTAGCAGCGTTGCTGGTGCAAAGATCAAACCGGATGTTTGCAGGGCCACCAGTAATAGACAAATTTACAGTAACGGACTGTAAAACAGCTGCTTGCCTAGTCAAAATACTCATTGCGTAGAAATGCGCTTCCGAGTTCAGGTTAGTGCCATCCTCGTAGAAATATCCCACGCCCGAACTCTCACCACAGATATTCAGCCATATACAATTATTAGCCTGACTCATTCAGCTGGCACCAGCGCTGCATCGCGCTCTATCTGCAGGCTGCGGCCCAGAGAGTAGATCATTACCATCACATCCCCCATGGTTGCCGCGCCGATCACGCTGTCATCCACCGGATTGCGCAGTTCTATCTGTTTGGTCGGGTCGGTCAGCTGGGCGGTTAGTGCCCCGCACTGGTTGTGGTAAAACTGGCCTGATAGCCCATCCTCAGTCAGCAACTCTTCATCCATGGTGATCCAGGGCACGCCCTGCCACTCGTTGCCGAACCTGCCACCGTAGATGCGCAATTTGCTGGTGGTTGTGGATGCCCGGTAGTCGGTCGGTTGTATAATGCTCATGGTGTCTCCCTTATGCCGGGTTTTCGGTGTAGGCCACCTGAATATCAGGTGTGGTGTAGGTGCCGGTTGCGACGGTGCCGTTATTGTTGATCACGCCACGGATGTAGACGGTTTTAACCTGGTCTGTACTGGTGGCGTTCATGGCTGGCAGCTGGGTTGAGGTGAGGGCATCCAGCCAGGTGGCGTTATCAACGGACAGTTTCCAATCAATGCCAGTCTGTTCATTCGACACGCTCATACTGATGCCGGTGTAGTTGTAGGTGGTGGCGATCAGGTAGGCGGTGATGGTGGCGGTGTTGACCGTGCCGCCAGCGTTGTCCAAGGTAGCGCTGATGGAGACCGGATCAGAGCCGTCGCCATTGCTGTAGTAGTCATAGACTGGGGTGTTGTTTTTAGCGAGTTTCAGCATTGGTTATTTCCCCCGGCATTGTTCAAGCGCCTTTAAAAGCAGTTCGTTATCCTGATAGATCCGGTCCAGCTCACTTTTTTTTACTGTTACTTCAGTGCCGCTGGCATCAATGGCCACGTACCGCTGTGAGCACCCGATCATGCTGATCAGCATGTAGATTAGCCAGCTGGCCAGCATCATTCTGTGCAAGAGCCTTGCGGTAGATCTGGATGTTTGCATCGTGGTTTGCCCCCTTGTTCCGTTCATCCCAGGCGCGTATCCCCTCCGCAATGATTGGGAGGAGATAGGCCAGGATCTGCAGCAGCGCTTCCATTACTGGACAGATATGGGCGTAGCCAGCCCGACGATCGGATCACGGACCACAACGGCTTCTTTGGTGGCACCTACACCAGGGATCTGTGCCAGCAGGGATTCAGTGATCCGTGCTGCCTGTTCTTTACTAACCGTGGGCATGGCTGACAGGATGTGACTGACTGCGATGTCCAACTTTTCATTGCCGGTTAAAGCGGATTTGCTGCCCACCAGTTTGGCGGCCATTTCTTCAGCCAGGCTGATACCCTGGAAGGCCAGGCGCTCAATGGCGTTATCCTTTTGAAGCAGGTAGTCGATCTTGAACTTGTTACCCAGCCAGCGCAGCGGAATGGCCAGCAGGCCCAGTAGGGCAGCGGAGATCAGGGGAAAAACGGAATCCCGCAGGAAGGTTGCCAGGGCAGCAGGGGCTGGGGAGACTGCAGGTGCAGTAGCAGGATCTGCAGCCAGGGCAACGGCAGCCACGGTCAGGGTCAACAGGACTACAGTGAACAGGGTGAATAGTTTTTTCATGGGTTAAGCTCCTTTTAAACCTTCGTAAATATGCCCTTTAAGGGGTTCCATGTTGCCAGCCAACCAACTGGCAACGTCAAACTTGGGACAGGTTTTGGCAACACCTGGGAAGTCCCGGTGGCCAAGGCATTTGGCGGGTGATTTATCCAGCAGCTTATCCACCAGCAGATGCAGGCTAGCCCATTGAGACAGGGTGTAACTGCCCTCACCGGCCAGGCAGATACCCAGGCTGGTGGCATTGTGGCCCTGGACGTGTGCGCCGATTTCGTCAGGATGCCGACCGGTGTAGATCTGGCCGTCAACGCCTATCAGATAGTGATAGCCGATGGCGTGTAGGTCTGGATTGTAGCGTTTGCGCCACTCGGCAGTACGTTGGAACCCGCGCTGTTTGTGCCAGGCATCAACATCAGCAGGCAGCACAGGGCGGCCTGCCGGGGTATCAGCGCAATGGATTACGATATGGGTGATGGTGCGTGACAT